TATGCAGCCGTGGCACGCGCAAGGGCACCCGGTGATAGTCTGCGCATCTCTTTGTTCACCTCTTGCGAGACGCACTCAACAGACATCGAGGAACTGTTAGCACCTGCCGCGCCTGAAATCTTGTAGATGCCGTCATACGACAGGAACAGCATGCCATAGCCGGGTACCATCTTCACCGTGTTGCTTGCCGTGGTGCCCACGGACGAGATGAGTGTGGTGCAGTTGAACAGAGTCCCGTCAGGATTGGCGATGACAAAGTCGATAGCACGTTCACGCATGACGATGAGTGTGTTGAAGTACTCGTAGATGCCGGTGATATCTCCCCCATCCCGTACTCCCACATCGAAGCTGTTGAAGGCAGGGAACTGTTCCATGGCCCCGCGCTTGGAGTAGATGAGTCTGGTTCCAGTACCAGCACCACCAGCCAGCCACATGCGGTCGTTCCACACGACAGCATACTTGTATGTGGACGCGATGACGGACGAGTCCAGGGCTGAGGGGGCCTCGATTATCAAGTCACTGTCAGGCACGATGTCCGTGAAGTCCGTAGTCACGTTGTCACGAATCTCAGACACGAAGAAGTACACGGCCTGTTCTGCCTCGTTGATGAGGTTCAGGTTCTTGGTGCGGTAGATGCGTCGTGCCACGGTACCGACAGGGCCACACGGAATGTCCCTCAGAGTCACGGCATACCGGTACCTCTCATCGTCGTCAGAGAAACCCCAATCAGCTAGCGTGGTGCTACTCATGGGACTCTCGGAACCTGTGTTAGTGATGTAGGAGATTCTGTAGTAGAATCTGTTGGTGTCGTAGTCCGTATCAGTCAGGGACAAGTCTGTCTTGCCGAGGCCAATGCGGTTGGTCATGCGCATGGGCACGGTGCCACTGTCGTTACGCTGTCCCAACCCGTCGTAGTAGGAGGGGTCAGGCTGGAAGATGACAGGACTAGGAGGCTTAGAGGTGAAGCCGAACACTTCAAGGCGCTTGCCACCACGGAACTTCATCATGGCATCGTAGCCATTCAGCATGAGTAGGAAGTTACCGAACGAGGCATACTGGGTGCCAGGGTCATCGCCCTTGGGTAGCACGCGGTTGTGCTGCAACACGTGGCGCAACGGGGTGGAAGACACGGTACTCCCCTTATTCCCATGCCAATAAGACAGAGTCCCTGCTTGTTCCGTCAGGAAGTACGTCTCAGCACCACCATGCTTAGTCCATACGAACAGAGAGTCCATGGGTTCCAGCATGTGTTCCGTGTACTTCGTGTATGCAGTGACGGGAATCATAGACTCCCACCCCCTGTCATTCACCCATCCGACTCCCTCACTGTTCAGACGCATGTTGATAACGTCGGTAGCACGTCCAGCGCTGGGGATTAGGCGCTGGTCCATGCCGCCAGCAACGATTTCTTTAAGTGTCTGAGTCTTCATAGTGGCCTCGTTTGATTAGCTTAGCTGCAAGGAGTTGATGTCCCACGTGGCTACGCCGTGGCGTGAACCAGAAGCGTATTGGCCCCGCCTCCAATTGATATCCTCGTGCACCGTGTAACGCTTCTCCAACAGCTTAACACCCTTATCGTACCGACTCTGGTATAGCTGGGATAGCGACGCGTTGCCAGACTTAGTATACACCTCGATGAGTGTGCGGTACACAATCAGTGAGTGGAACTCGTATGGCATCTCGGGAGTATCCGTGCTTCCTATCAGCTTAGCGGGATTCTTCAAGTAGCGCACTGTGGCGTGGTTGAAGTAGTCCATCTCTCGTAGCGCCTCGGTGCTAGCGGTGACTGTGTAGCCATACTCCTGCCTGAACGAGTCGGGCCGGGGATAGGGGCGGATGCGCCACCACTGCCCATCATACTCTACGTACCTCGGGTTGCCGGGATGCAGGCCGTTCTTGTGCAGGATATCAATCGACACGTCTGTATCATCAGCCTCCACAGCGATGTTAGCGTCCACGTTGTCACCGGTTACGACTCCACGTGTGGACCAGCCTACACTCACCTCACGCCACAGTGCGAGGCCCTTGGTATCGCCGGTAGTCCGGTCGAGGTTCGCGTTGTAGAACACGCGCTTGCGGTAACCCTCAAGAGGTTCAGGGCCACCACGGCTGCCTACCAACGGGTCTCTAGCGCGGAAGCCACCTCCGCCGAAGGTGGTGAAAGCCATAGTCATCGACGCGGACCCGGATGCCATAGCAGGAACCACAGTCATCTCTGCCTCAGACAGAGGCCCCACGTAGCCGTCAGGGCCTACCAGCGCCCAACAGAACTCGTAGTACTCCCCAGCGGAGAAGTCCCCGTCAGCGGCCAATGGTGCGTCTGTCCATGACAGAGTCAGAGTCTCGGCATTGCGCACAGCCATGGGAGGTTCGGCAACATACGCCTCGGCATATGAAGATGACTCATCAATATCCAGCCCGGCAGTTTCCTCAGCACGTGGGGAGAGTGCCTCCCACTTGCCACGTACACCCGTATCGTCCCTGTGTCCGATGTACTCCAGTTCGATGCAATCAGATGGGAGACGATAGTAGCGGAACTTGATAGTCCAGCCTTCGTAGCCCGTAATCACAGCAGGACTCACACCAGTAGAGTCCATGCTATGCCGCACGGGTTCTGTCAGGAACAGAATCTGGTTGTTCACAACCTTGCCGATGGTGTACTCACGGCCATGCAACTCGATGATGTTGCCCTCTATGTAGTCGCGCCTCGTTGTGAACACGGGGATGTTCAGGGAGAACACCACGTTCCTCTGCCCATCTGAAGTAGTGACTGTCACGTTGCCATTACGTGCGTGGTTCAAGTCCGGTAGCAGGGGGAAGGAGTCTGTCTTCTTCGCAAACGTCCATGCCCTCGACGCCCATAGTGAGAGATACGAGTCATTGATTAGTCGGTGCATCTCATTACGATACGCTTCGTTGTTCGGCGCATAGTCCGTGATGTTGTAGATGCGGCCTGTTAGTTCTGAAAGATTCACTGTGTTCCCCCTGAAAAGAAACCCCTGCCCCTGACTAGGGGAGGGGTGTCGTTAGTCTACTAAGAGTTTAGTGCTGCGTCAATGCTACATGAACAGGGGCGCAATCAGCACATCAGCCAGGATGACAGCAGGCGAACCAACCGCATTCACAGCGTCCTCAAGCAACACACCAACGGTGCGTTCGGTTGCAGCAGTCTTAGCAATGACGGTACCGGCAGTGGTGCCAGCAGCCAGGAGGGTACCAGCAGCCATCGTGGTGGTAGCGCCAACGAGGATGCTAGCGTTCTCACAGTAGCCCCCGACGACGACACGCACGCTGCGCTGGCCAACAGGCAGGTCGTCAGTGTTAGCGATAGCCACGCCAACCACAAGGTTTAGGTCAGGGGCCGCAGTGTCCTGGGGCTTGACGTACAGAACGCGGTCACTGTCGGACTGGCTGGCGTCGAAGGCCACCCACTGTCCAGCGGCGACGGGACTGTCGAAGAGGAATGCCTCGGTCTTGGTGCGGTTCGACGCGTAGCCGGCACCAGACTCCAGAAGCTGAACCATAGAATTCGTACTCATGTTGTTTTCCTTTAAGAGATGGAGTTGTAGCTAGGGGCTATGTAGCCCCATCACTTATTACCAGGTGTCGCCACCGACCAGGACTCCGATGGAACCCAGGTGGTCAGCCACAAGCTGGCCCTTCCAGTAGATTTGCGCAGCGCGAGTGGTGGTGCCAGGGATGTTCTCGAACGGGCTGGCAGCAAAGTCGCCTTCATCGTGCATGATAAGCTTGATGCCATCAAAGTAGAGGAAGTAGAAGGTGAACTCATCAGTACCGACACCGGCGTTGATGGGCATGTCCAGGTCCTGTTCAATCGTTGCCGAGTTGAAAGCCAGACTCATGCGGCCACCATCGAGAGTCTTCACATCCACGTAGCGTTCGTCTGCACGCAGACCGCGCTTGTAGTTGGAGAAGCCAGCCTGAGAGGCGAGGACGAGGTCCAGGTCAGTCTCAGAGACGCTGTTAGCAGCAGTCCAGATGCGCTGCATTGCAGCCTCACCATCAGTACTGAAGTTGGAAGCCGAGATATCCTGATGCTGGTTAAACCAACCGGGGATGTTCAGGGTGGCCTTGTTCAGCCCACCGACAGTGTTAGTCTGGGTAGCCGCAGCGGGCGCACCATTCTCGATGAAGCCAGTAGCCTCGTACACGCCGTTGAGGGTGTTCAGCGCCTCTAGTCCACTCACGCCGCCACCACCATGGATGATGCGCTTGTTCAGACTACGCCGGAACATGGCGAAGACACTCTTGGTACGTGCCTCGATGATTTTAATCTGCGCCTTCTCACCTCGGTTCTCCATCTCCTCCTTGCGAGAGATGACGATAGGGGCGACGAAGTCAGCCCAGTAGTAGGTCGCGGGACGCAGCACATTGCTGACAGCCATATTCACGGGTTCATACCCGGTAGGCTGCGCGGTGATGCTAGAGTGGTCGGCCACGGCGAGGGGGCGCACGATGTGAGTCCCACCGTCCTCAGTCTCCATTCCGCCACAACTCTTGGCACCGGCCAGGAAGGCGTTCTTCTTGAAGAGTCCATCCACCTGCTTGTCGCGGATGCTGTAAAGAGTGGTAGACAGTAGGTCGTTGCTGATAGGCATTGTTGTTTCCTTTACTTAGGAGGTGTGTGGGAAGCGTGTCCCACCCCGTTGGTTGCTTGCTTATCCGCTTATTTAGGGTGTCGCGTTAGCGGTCTGTGTAAAGCGGACTCTATGAGG